ATCTTGAGGCAGACGGTCTCCTTAATGAAGCCACACGTGTATGGTGTGGTGTGTTCATTGAGGTAGAGACTGGTAAGAAGCGCTCGTTCGGCCCTGACCAAGTGGAAGAGATGTTAGCCTACATGGACACATGCCCTGTGCTTGTCTTCCATAACGGTGTAGGGTATGACTTCCCTCTGCTCAAGAAGTTATATGGGTATGAGTACAAGGGTGTGGTGGTAGATACACTGCTTATGTCTAGGCTTCAAGACCCTGACCGTAAGCTACCGTTCACATGTAAGGAGGGGGTAGGGCCGCATTCGATAGCAGCATGGGGCTACAGAGTAGGGCGAGGTAAGCCAGACCATACGGACTGGACGCAGTATACACCTGAGATGTTACATCGCTGTGCTGAGGACACAGAGATACTGAGGCTAGTGTATGCAGCACTGAAGGAGGAAGGGGGTGAGGCATGGCGTGAGGCACACAAGCTAACACACCAGCTGTTCACCATACTGCATGAGCAAGAGCAATACGGATGGCTAGTAGACAGGCAGTGGATAGACAAGAGTATTAGTATGCTCACCCACTGGATAGACAGGATAGACCGAGCTGTAATCCCAAGACTACCAATGGTGTTGGAGGTTGAGGAGATAAAGAAGGAAGGCACATACAACTATGTACGTAAGCCTTTCCTCAAGTCAGGCAAGCCATCGTCACAGGTAGAGAACAGTGGGGTGGAGACAGCGTTAGTAGGTGGTGTATTCAGTCGTATAACCTTTAGACCTGTTAGCTTAGACAGTAACAAGGAGACAAAGGATCTGCTGCTAGACATGGGGTGGATGCCGGAGAAGTGGAACTACAAGAAGGACAAGGCAGGACGTAAGATTAAGGATGATAAGGGGAGGCTCATCAAGGCCAGCCCTGTACTCAACGGTGATGACCCATTCATCGGGGTGGATGGTAAGGTGGGTAAGCTAATAGCCAAGCGTGTACAGGCTAGGCATAGACGCAGCAACTTGGAGGGGTGGCTCAAGATCATACGAGAGGACGGGCGTATCAGTCAAGGCATAGCAGGTATATGTACGACAGCTAGGCTCAAGCACAGAGGTATTGTTAATGTACCTAATGCTGATAGCTTCTTTGGTAAGTGGATGAGGAAGGCATTCATAGCGAAGGAAGGCTACAAGATAGTGGGGGTGGATGCTGATAGCTGTCAGCTCAGGATGTTAGCCGCATGTATGGGTGATGACAGCTACACCCAATCAATACTCAACGGTGACAAGTCTATTGGTACAGACATTCACTCAGTTAATCAGGGACTAGCAGGGTTAGCAACAAGGGCACAAGCTAAGACGTTTATCTATGGCTTCCTCTTTGGTGCTGGTGATGCTAAGATAGGGGAGATTGTTAAGGGTACAGCTAAGGATGGTAAGGCTATCAAGGAGAAGTTCCTTAGTAAGCTACCTAAACTGGCTGCGCTATTAGATAAACTAACTAAGGAGTGGAGGAAGACAGCTAGTCACAAGCCGAATGATTGGGGAGGGTTAGATTATTACAACGGTGTAGTGACAGGTGTAGACGGCAGGCCGATAGCTGTGAGTAGTGAGCATCAGATACTGGTGTACTTGTTACAAGGGATGGAGGCTGTCCTTATGCAACACGCTCTCGTCATACTAGACGGGTGGTTGGTTGACAAGGGATGGACACATGGTGTGGAGTATGGGTATGTAGCTAATGTCCATGATGAAATTCAGGCGGAGGTGAGGGATGATTGTGTAGAGGAGTATAGTGTGTTAGCAGAGGAAGCAATAGCAGAAGCAGGTAGAAGGTTACAACTTAAATGTCCACAGAAAGGAGAAGCAGATGCAGGTATCAACTGGTATGAAACACATTGATAAATCGTTAGGGTGCAACAAACAGAAGGTGTTAGATAATGGTGAGCTTATATGTATGATGTATGACTTAGCCTTCGGCCCTAACTCTTATATGAAGGGGTATGACAATGAAGATGTGGCGCGAATGTTGTACGACATGGTAGGTGAGCACTACCCAGAGATGGAGGAGGTATAAGATGATAGAATATATAGAATATACAGTGAGGGTTTATGATGATGGTGGTAAGTATTGGCTTCTGAATGATAATCTACATTGCGAACACGGGCCAGCTATTGAATGGGCTGGTGGTGGTAAGGCTTTTTATCTGAACGGTAAGGTGCATAGAGAAGGTGGGCCAGCTGTTGAATGGGCTGATGGCGAAAAGGAGTGGTATCTGGATAATAGGAAACATCGAGAAGATGGGCCAGCTATTGAAAGGGCTGATGGTAGTAAGCGGTGGTTTCTGAATGGGGAACAACTAACAGAAACAGAGTTTAAAAACCGTATGGACAAGTCTTGTAGTGGTAAAGTGGTAGAGGTAGAAGGTGTTAAATATAAATTAGTGGAGGTGGTATGAAATAGACAATCAGACTTGCTCAGAAACGAAATCAAAACTTAAATCAAAGAGGAATATATTATGTCATTGAACGCAGCTAAAGCATCCACTGGTGGCGGTAAACGTCCTGATCCTGTAGCAGTAGGTACATACCCTGCTCGTCTAGTACAGGTGATTGACCTTGGTGTACAACCCCGCCGTCCTTATAAGGGTGAGGCTAAAGACCCTATCCAGATGATCCGATGTACCTATGAACTCACCACTGAGTTTATGAAGGATGAGAACGGAGCTGATGATGTCACCCGTCCACGCTGGATCAGTGAGGACTTCCCCTTCTACAGCCTAGGTGCTGACCGAGCCAAGAGTACGCAACGATACTTAGCACTCGATCCTACCACGCACATGGAAGGAGATTGGGAGATGATGGTGGGTCTACCTGTAGCCCTCACTATTGTCCACAACCCTAAGCGAGATGATCCCTCGATTGTCTACGCTAACATCGGAAGCACATCACCGATAATGAAGGGCATGGAGGTAGCGCCTTTGGTAAATGACAAGGTGGTGTTCAGTCTTGACAACCCTGATGCGGAGGTGTTCAACAGTTTCCCTGATTTCTTACAGGAGAAGATCAAGGGCAACATTAACTTCGAGGGTTCATTGCTTGAGGCAACACTGACAGGGGGTGCAGTGGCAGCACAGCCAGCAGTGCAAGAGCCAGCCGTTAATCCTTACGGGTAACTAACACATGGGACAAGGATGTCCCTCAACATGAGGAAAAAATTGTGAAAAATTTTATAGCCCTAACTTTGTTCCCCTTCTCTGTGTGTATAGCCTGCGATGATGTAACGGCTATCACTGAGACTAAGATGGAATGCTACTCACGTATAGTGGCCACCTACTGGCAGTGTGTCGATGAGGGGACTGAAATAACAGAGTGTGACGTACGATTGCTGGATGAGTACACGGTAAATTGTAGTGTAATTGAGGGGGTAGAAGATGGAGGCATTGATTGATGGGGACGTGCTGCTGTATGAGTGTGCAGCTGTAGCTGAGATGGAGGAGGATATAAAGGGCTTCGACTTCGTTAAGGAAGTGTTCGACAACAAGGTGAGGGACATCGTAGCTGCTGTTGGGGCAGACAGCTACACCCTCTACATCACAGGCAAGGGTAACTTCCGATTCGACATAGCTGTTACCAAGCCATACAAGGGCAACCGTAAGGCAGAGAAACCTTGGCACTACGCTAACCTTAGGGAGTACACACTGTCGCTACCACAGGCTGTACTAGTGGAGGGTATGGAGGCTGATGATGCCATGTCTATTGAGCAGGGTGAGGACACTGTGATATGTACAAGGGATAAGGACTTGAGGATGGTAGAGGGGTGGCATTACGGATGGGAGTCAGGTGCTCAAGCAGGGTTTCAACTACAGCAGGTGGATAGCTTCGGTGCATTGTCCATCACTGAGGGGAAGAAGAAGAAGCTACGTGGTACAGGTATGATGTTCTTCTACTCTCAGCTACTGACAGGTGACACTGTTGACAACATCTTAGGGTTAGAGAGGTGTGGCCCAGTCAAGGCATACGATCTATTGCATGAGTGTAAGACAGAGGAGGAGCTGTTCAAGGCAGTGCAAGGTGCGTATGAGGAGAAGCATGGGGATGAGTGGAGGGTACACATGCTTGAGATGGGTAGGTTGTTATGGATGGTGAGAGAGCTGGACAGTGAGGGTGAGCCAGTGATGTGGGAGATACCAACAACGGGAGACAGTGATGGATAACTTAGACTTAATACTTATGATTGTTTTTTTAGTGGCTAGCTTAGGCGCTTTTATGCCATAAAACACAGAGCTTAACGACAACGGGAGAGAGAGATGATTGAACATTTTAATGGTACCAACGGAATTACCTTTAACGTCGAAAGCCCTGATGCTCAACAAGCACTAAACG